ATCTGCGAGGCTCTCGACCGCCGTGGTGTCACCAATACCTCGGTGTTCGGGCGCACACCAGCCGACGATCGCGACAAGCGGATCGCTGCGTTCAAGCGAGGCGACATCACGGCGTTGGTGAACGTGAACGTGCTCACAACGGGGTTCGATGCACCGGGCGTAGACCTGCTCGCGCTGATGCGGCCCACGAAGTCGCCCGGCCTCTATGTCCAGATGGTCGGACGCGGCCTACGGATTGCGCCGGACAAGGGCGACTGCCTCGTGCTCGACTTCGGCGGCAACGTGTGCCGGCACGGTCCACTGAACAAGGTTCGCAGCGCCAAGCAGGGCGATGGCCCCGGTGAAGCGACGATGAAAACGTGCCCCTCGTGCATGTTGATCTGCTTCGCGGCCACAACGGTGTGCCCCGAGTGCGGGCACGAGTTCGCTTCAGCGCGCAAGAGTCCCAGCCATGACGAGGTTCCCGACGAGCGCACGAGCCTCTTCGTCGCCATCGACCGCATCCAGCGGTGGGCGGTTACCGCCACGCTATACGCTCGACACAAGAAACTCGGCAAGCCAGACTCGCTCAAGGTGACCTACGTCTGCACGCCGGGTCCGGGCTGGTATCGCGAGATCAACGAGTGGGTCTGTGTCGAGCACGGCGGCTACGCTAGGTTGAAGGCGGTGGACTGGTGGGTGGACCGGAGAGGAAAGACGCCGATCCCTGCCGATGTCACTACGGCCCTTGACCGCACCAACGAACTCGCCGTTGTGACATCAGTCACTGTCGACACGGGAGGGAAGTATCCCGAGATAAAGGTCGCACGGTTCGACGAGCACGACGAACCGGGCTGGCGTGCGGACGCGCAGGATCACGCTGAACACGGTGGGGTCACAACGCCAGGCGATGGCGTCGTCCCCTTCTAGCCAGGTAGCACCCATGAACACAGCCCTTGACGCCGCGCTCGCCTATGCCGACAGGGGTTGGCACGTCTTCCCCGTTCGCCCACCCCCGCACAAGCGCCCGCTCTGCGAGCATGGCTTCAAGGACGCAACGACAGATCACGCCACGATCGTCGAGTGGTGGACCCGCTGGCCGAGCGCACAGGTGGGCGTGGCATGTGGCGCTAGCAACATCCTGAGCGTGGACCTGGACGAGAAGCCGAATGAGTGGATCAGCGGCAGCGCATCCCTCGCTGCGCTTGGCGGCGACGTGGACTTGTGCAACCTACTGATGGGCACGCCGCGCAACAACGGCAGGCAGATGCTGTACGCGGCTGGCCCGATCGTTACCCGTCGTCGGCTTGGAGTTCAGCCGGGCATCGACCTCCTGGGCAACGGCGGATACACGATCGCTCCCTCGCCTGCATCGCCTGGCCGTGAGTGGCTGGCGGGCGACCCCCTTGATCCAGACGACCTCGAGCCCATGCCTGAGTGGCTGCTCGAACTCAACCTCGACGATCGCCCGAGTGCTAATCCTGACGGCTTGACCGATGTTCGGCTGATGCCGCTCGGGGAGCCCCAAGTTGCCGAGATCCGCGCGGCGTTGGCCTGCATCCCGAACGACGACCGGGCTACCTGGATCCGAATTGGCATGGCGTTGAAGGCGACCGGTGCCGGCGACCAGGCATACGCCCTGTGGCGGGACTGGTCCCGAGCGACCCCTACCGGGATGCCGCACCCCAAGTTCAACGAAGCGGACCAGCGGCACCAGTGGCAGCGGCTCAAGGTGCTGCGGATGGACGGCAGCGAGGTGTCGCTCTCGACGCTGTTCTACCTTGCGAAGGAGCACGGCTACCAGAGCGGAGGAGCCGTTGGCGTTCAGCTCGGCCCGGTCGAGGAGGAGCAGCCCGAGGACGCCGACGCCCCCTTGACTGAGCGCCCGTCCGTCGAGTTGTCGGACTGGGAAGATGTCGCCGAGCTGCCCCCGATAGAGTGGCAGATCGAAGGATTGATCCCTCGGGCATCCTTGACGGTTCTTGCGGGCGACACCGAGGCCGGCAAGAGTTTCTGCTGGATCGACATTGCTATGCGCCTGGTTCACAACCTCCCGTTCGCTGGCCTGCCGGTGGAGCCGGGTTCAGTGATCTACCTGGCCGGCGAGGGTCAGGCCGGCATGGCTGCGAGGTTCCGCGCCTGGCGCAAGCACCACCAGCATTTGGGCCTCGACGCTGGAGGCAGGTATTGCGTGGTATCGAGTGAGGTCCCGGTGCTGTCGAAGCGTTCGATGAGCGTGCTGCACGACCTGGTCAGGGACGTTGTGGAGTGGAAGGGGCACGCACCCTCCATGATTATCATCGACACCCTGTCCCAGGGCTTGGACGACGGGGATGAGAACGAGGCCAAGGTGGTCTCGCCCGTCATTCGCGGCCTGATGGCCCTGAGATCGCGCTGGGGGGCATCAATCGGTTTGGCCCATCACCTGGTCAAGCTCCTGACGAAGGGCCGCAGAAGGGGCGAGAAGGCCCCACAGGCTACGCGGGACTCAGTGCGTGGCTCGAGCGCCCTGACGAGGAATACCGACACGGTCCTCGGCCTTGTCGCCGATGGCGACCACGGCCCTCGTCAACTCTCTGTCTGGAAGCAAAAGGACGGCTCGAAGATCGAGCCGATCAACCTTTGGCTGCACCCGGTCATGACTGGCGCGCAGCGCGCCGGGGGCCAGGACGAGTGGTCCTGCATCGTGATACCCAATGCGTGCGACCGTATAGTCGCTAGCGGCAAGGCCAAAAAAGCTGAGGTCGAGGATCCGGCTGCGCCCAACAAGCGCGCCATCGCCGCGCACCACGCTGCGATCGAGAAGGTTGTTGCGTCCCTGGTCGAGGAGGGCGCGGTCGAGGGCGGCAAGGGCATGGCCGGCAACGAGATCTGCGCGATCTCAGGGATTCAGCGTGGGGTAACGCTAGCTGCGATTCGCGGAGCCGCTAGAGACGACCGCATCGCCAACATCGGGAGTGAGCGTGCGCCCCGCTGGGTCGTCGTGACTAGCCCGCCGACTGCTGACAGCAGCGGCGGCAAGGACGCGCTCGACATCAACGCCAAGGGCGGCAGCTAGAGCTGTGGCTTGCGCTTTGCAAGGAACCGCATTGCCGGTGCGCCACCGCCAGATCGAGGTGCGCCCGATCCCGGCAGCATCAGCCGTGAACTGGCGACCCCTAACGCCGAGCAGGTCGTCGAGCGTCTCTTCGTGCCACATGGACCAAGTTGTACCCCGGTGCGGTGTCGCGGTCCAGTCCCCAGGGTTTTCCAAGAAAGGTCTTGGTCCAGATGGACCACGCCTATACACTCGTTTTCAAGTGGTTCGTCTAACTCCGAGCCACAAGGTTGGTTCACAAACCGTTTGGTTTCCGGCGGTAGGGCTTGTTGAGGTGACAGAGAGGCTACCCTCTGTTCCGCACTGCCCAGTTCAGGCCCTACCGCCGGACCATTTTCACGAAAGAGGAGAAGGAGAAGAACGATGATAGAGGGAGGACAGGGGCGGACACCGAGGGACATTGAGGACAGTGCCTACGCCATCATATGGTGCGGCGCACTCGGACTCCTCGCGATCGGACTCGCGATCATCGCGACGTATTGCAGCTAGCTAAACCCAAAAGAAGGAGACGAAATGGCGTTCGATCTATCAAGCATCAAGCAGAGCACGCAACTTCGCCCACGCATAGTTGTCTACGGCGTGCCAGGCATCGGCAAGACGACCCTTGCCGCACAGATGCCCGACCCCATCTTCCTCCCCGTGGAGGATGGCCTCGGGCAGCTCGAAGTGCCGGCGTTCCCGCGTCCCGAAAACTTCACTCAGGTGGGGGACGCGATAAGGGCGCTCATCGCGGGAGGTCACAACTACCGCACCCTCGTGATCGACTCACTCGACAAACTCGAGCCGATGATCTGGGACCATGTTTGCGCCAACATTCCCAACGACAAAGGCCAGGCGGTGGATCGAATCGAATCCTACGGATGGGCCAAGGGCTACACTCACGCTCTGTCAGAGTGGCGCTGGTTGCTCGAAGGTCTTGACGAACTGCGCGAGAAGAGAGACATGGCGATCTGCCTCATCGCGCACAGCGCCGTTGTGCGCTTCGACACCCCCGAGGCTGACCCCTACGAGCGATACCAGCTACAGCTCCACAAGAAAGCGGACGCCGCCGTCTGCGAGTGGGCAGACGCTGTCCTGTTCGCCAACTACAAAGTCACCGTGATCGACGCCGGCGGCAACGCCGACAGGAAGCGCGGTGTGGGCAGGGGCGAGCGGCTACTCCACACGAATGAGCGCCCCGCGTTCAAGGCAAAGAACCGCTACGCGATGCCGGACCAGCTCCCGCTGGTCTGGGACGATGTCGCACCGTTCTTTGCGCTCAAGCCCAAGGTCAAGCCGAGGGCCAAGGCCAAGGCAGCGGCCAAGTAACACAATCCCCGCAACCACGACAAGAAGGAGAACACACGATGGGAACTATCAACTTTGACGCGAGCACGGTCGAGCCGCAAGGCGATCAGGCGTTCGATCCGATGCCTCCGGGCTGGTACCACGCGACGATCATCAACTCGGATATGCTAGTCGGGAAGTCCCCGGACGCGGGTGAGATGCTGAGACTGACGGTCGAGATCGACGGCAATCACCATGCCGAGTACGCGTCCCGGCAGGTCTTCCACTACATGTGCATCAATCACAAGTCTGAGCAGACTCGATACATCGCACGGGCGCAGCTCTCCGCCATCTGCCACGCGACGAACACCCTAGAGCTTGAGGACAGCGACCAACTCCTGGGCGCGAACATCCTGGCCCGGTTGAAGATCCGGCCCGCCCGCGATGGCTACGAGGCGAGCAATGACGTGGCGAGCTACGCCGCGATCGACTCGCAAAAAACGATGAGGGCACCGAAGCCTGCCCCAGCCGTCAGGAAGCCGACCCCCGCCGAGAAGACGACCTCCACGGATAACGCGGAGAAGCCGGTTGGCCCACAAGCCCGCGCCTGGAAGTAACGATGGCACAACGGAGATCACGCGACGTGGCAGCCGACGAGTTGCCGGACGCAATCTACCGCGCCTACGAGGAACACGCCGACGACTGGCGGCGCGGGCACCTTGGTGCTAGCGTCGTCGGTCATCGGTGTGACCGCTATCTGTGGCTGGCGTTCAGGTGGGCGGCAAAGCCCGATTACGACGGTAAGCTGCTCCGGCTCTTCGAGCGAGGAGAACGTGAGGAGGACTGGGTCATCCGAGACTTGGAACGTGCCGGCCTCACGGTCACGTCGCGAGACGAGGATGGCGAACAGATCCGTATCTCCGAAGGCCACCTGAGCGGCTCGGTCGACGGCCTCGTCGAAGGTGTGCCGGGGAACCCGGATGCTGTCCATGTGCTTGAGATCAAGACCTCGAACAAGAAGTCGTTCGAGCGGCTCAAGCAGAAGCGGGTTCGCTCGGCTCAACCGAGGCACTACGTCCAGATGCAACTGTACATGGATGGGTTGGGCCTAGAGCACGCGCTCTACCTCGCAGTGTGCAAGGACAGCGACGAGATCTACGCCGAGAGCGTGCCCTTCGACCAGAAGGTCGCGAGCAAGCAGAAGGCCCGCGCCAAAGAGATCATCGAGTCGTCCACCCCGCCGGCCAGGCTCGACGCTGACATGCCCCCGTGCGTGCTGGTAAGCAAGGACGGCACGCGCTGGCCTTGCCAATACCTCGGCCTCTGTCACGGCAAGGCGATGCCCCAGAGGCACTGCCGCACCTGTGTCGATGCGACACCGGGCACACACGGCAAGTGGAGCTGCGGCCTCCCGAACGGTGGCACGTTGAGCTTGGCCGAGCAGAAGCGCGGCTGTTCGCAGCAGCTCTCGATTCCGCCCATCGTCAACGCGCACGTCTCCGAGCTGTGCTCGAAGGAGCGCGAGGTAACGTACCAGTTCGCGGATGGTGACCTGGTCACCCAGCACCGGTTGCTGCCAGATGGGGAGGGATACCCATGACCGAGCTACAGGGAACGCACCCGCGCAAGCCTGACTGGGTCCACTACCTCTGCAACGGCTGCGACGCGATCTTCTGGGCACCGTGGAAGAAGAACAAGTCGCACTACTGCGCCGACTGCGCGAAGACGGACGACTCGGTCCACTTCACCGGTGGGCGCGGCTCACCCCAGGAAGCCCACGACCGCGACTACCATGGCGGCCAGTTCGCGCGGGGGGAGTGGTGAGCTAGCTGTGCGCCCCGACAAGACTGACGGCTAGCGCCGCTACCTCCTGGCCGGAACGCTCAGACGCACGGAAGCCCTCGATCAACTCCGAGCGTGGCTTGAGGTCGTCGCTCACGCGAACAACGCGCCTTGTCCGAGCCGCTTGGCAGCGATCTCGCAGTAGCGTTCCTCTATCTCGATGCCGATGGCCTTGCGGCCGAGATCCTTGGCGGCGCGGAGAGTTGTGCCGGAGCCCATGAACGGATCAAGGACAGTGCCTGACGGGCTCAGTCGGTGGACCATGAGCCGGAGCAACTTTTCCGGCTTCGTCGTCGGGTGTCCCGCCGCGGCCTTGTCTTGGATGTTGGGCACAGAGAACACGTCGTTGTCGAACTTGTTGCCCCCGTAGATCAACACCGGCTCCCAGTTGTTGAACCCGCCAAACCTGCCCGCCCGCTGCGTCGAGGCAACCCGCACCCAGGCCCCGGTCCAGTCTGGACGTGGGTAGTCGTGGAGGCCGCGCACGCCACAAAACACCGCTACCGTCGGAAAGCGGCGGGCCTGGGGGAGCCACTCCTCTGGAGGCATGAGCACGTCCCACGTCGCCTTTCCCATGCCAT